TATAGAGAGCTCTTAATTAAAAACAGAAACGGAAATAGATTATTTTCTTATTTCTGGTCTAATGAAAATGAAATCTTTTATAAAAACTTTTTAATCTGGAAAGGACAAAATGATGGAGCAGAAAGTACCTAAAGAAGTAATAATGGGATTTGACGGGAATGAAATAATAAAGATCAATGCAGAAGGTGAGATATATGTAAAAGGCGAACTCATTAAAGAGGATATTGAAGTATACGAAGGCTTACAGGAATTTATTAATCTCACTATGGAGTCAAGAGCTAGAGTAGAACTGTTGAGAACAGAGTGTACTAATTTATCTGTGGATAGGAAAAATTTCGATGCTAAAGAAAAGAAACGATTAAAACAAAGGAAAGAAATTCAAGACTTGTTTAAACTGTATTTTAGAGCTGTAGAAAAAGGTGTAATTGAAATAGATAATATCAAAAATAAAGACTCGAAAAAAGCAGGTGAAGTTAAGGATAAAATTTCAAAATTAAGCGTGGAAATTAATAAAGCATTAACTATGTATTAACAGCACAAGTTCGTCTATTCTTAGTAAAATTCAAAGCTATAGAAAGCATTTAATATGTCAGAAGAATGTAAAAGTTTAGACTTAAAGTATAGACCTTCAACTTTAGAGGATATGGTTGGGAATCAAAGCACTCTTAAATCTCTAAAGTGTATGCTCGAAAGAGAGGTGGGGATTCCCAAAACATTTTTGTTTACAGGTCCTAGTGGGTGCGGTAAAACAACCTTAGCACATATATTAAGGAATATTTTAAAAGTTCATGATAAAGATTTTATGTACTACAATACATCTAACACTAGAGGTATAGATACTATTAGAGGATTAGAAACCTCTTGTAGATACAAACCTTTAGGAGGTAAAATTAAACTTTACCTGTTAGACGAGTGCCATATGCTGACTAAGGAAGCTCAAAATGCTCTGCTATTGCTTTTGGAAGACCCTCCTACTCATGTATATTTTGCTCTTTGTACAACTAATCCTGAAAAACTATTGGAGACTATCAAAACTAGGTGCTGTACTTATCCTGTTACTTCATTATCTAGAAACAAAATATCGTTTTTACTTAAAAGAGTTTGTAAAGAAGAAGGATTAGATCCTCCTTTACCAGACAAAGTGTTGAATGAGATAGCATCTGCATCTCAAGGTTCTAGTAGGAAAGCTCTTAAAATACTGGATCAAATAATAGACATAGACGATGATGAAGAGGCATTTAAAGCTGTACAAGATGCAAGTGTAAGTGAATCTTCTGTATTGGATATATGTAGATTATTAGTACAAGATACAAGTGAAGATAAATGGAAAGAAGCTAGGACTATGGTTCAGAATATAAATGCTGAACCTGAATCTATAAGATATGCCATACTAGGATATCTTGCTACTACTCTACTTAAATCTGAAAGAAACGATAGAATAGCTGAAATAATTAGTGTATTTTCAGAACCTGTTATGTACTCTGGAAAAGGAGGTATAGTTTTAGAAATATATCTTGCATGTAAGTTATAGAATTACTAGAGTTATGTTATAATAATATTAGAAAGGATTAAATAATGGAAGCACAAATTGTTTTGACAGGTTCACAAGTCTATGGACCAGCTACAAAAGATGGGGAGGAAGAAATATGAGTACAGTAGATGATTTAAAAATTGACAAGAACAATTTAGAAACAGAATGGGAGAAACAATCCCATTTATATAATTTCTATTCTGCAGAACTTGCTAAAGCTATTGAAGAACAACAAGTTGCTAAAGACTTAGTAGAATTGGAAGAGGCTACATTAGATAAAGATATTAGAACTTTTCCTGAAAAATATGAAATAGAAGGTAAGCTTACAGATAAGAAGGTAGAAAAAACTGTACAGCTTCAACCAGAATACAGACAAGCTAAAAAGAAAATGATTGAAACTAACAAAACAATGAATGTTCATAAGGGTATTTTAAGTGCCTTTGATCATAAGAAATCTGCCCTAGAAAATTTAACTAAATTGTTCCTCTCTAATTACTATGCTGAACCTTATATTACAGGTAAAGCTAAAGAAGCTATAGTAGAAGATAAAGATATGGGAGGGGAAGCAGAAGTATTCACAAAGAGGAGACGTAGGTAGTGGATCCTTTTATTACTTTACTAAAAATAGTTTTTGTATTGGTGCTGGGCTATGTAGTTTTAAGGCTTGCATCATCTGCTATATTTAGAAGTTTTTTCAATCAGTATACTAAATATTTAATTAAAGGAGAGGAAGATGAGTTTAAGAGAAAAGGCTAAGAAACAGATGGAAAATAGAAGTAGAGAGGCATATGATTCCAGGGAGTCAACTGGAATGTATGAAAATATCTTTAACAAAGGAAAAGGAGGAAAGTTTTGGAAATGTGTTAATGGAGATCATTCTATTAATATTCTCATATGGGCCGCTGGTGAGAACTATCCTACAGTATCTCCGTATGACAAGATTAAACCCGGAGACATAGTATACTTTCTGGACATTTGGGTACACAAAGGAGTAGGTCCTAATGAGGCTACGGTAGTTTGTCCTGCTAAAAACTATAACAAACCTTGTCCTATTTGCGAGCATGTTGCTGAGCTTAGAAGAGAAGATGCTGATAAAGATACTATTAACGAGATTAAAGCAAAGAGAAGAACTGTCTATAATATTGAAGTACTTGATTCTGATGAAGAACAGAGAAAGGGTGTACAGATCTGGGATGTAGCTCACTTCTTCATGCAACAGCACTTGGCTGGTAGAGCTAAATCTAAAAAGACAGGCAAGTTTATACATTTTGCAGATCCTGATACAGGTAAAGAAGTATATTTTGAAAGGTCAGGAGATAAGACCAGTACTTCTTTTTCAAATCATACCTTTGAAGAAAGAGATGGGTATGTTGTTTCTGACGATCTTTTAAACAAGTGTAAATGCCTCGATGATATGCTCACTATTTATGACTATGAAACTCTCAAAAAGATGCATTGGGGGGAAGATGCTGAGGAGGGTGAAGAGGATGATATTCCTATGGATCCTGGTGAAGAAAAAGAAGAAAAAGAAGAAAAAGAAGAAGAAGCTACTACAAGAAGACCTAGATCTAAGGAAAAAAAAGAAAAGAAAGTAGATAACGAGTGTTCTCAAGGAATGGTGTTTGGAGTAGATGCAGATGCAGATCCTAAATGCGATGACTGTCCTCAGGAAGTGTGGGATGCTTGTAATAAAGAAAAAGAAAAAATAAAAGCTGAGAAGAAGCCTACAGGTAGACGAAGGAGGGGCTAATGGGAAGAGCTTTACCAAAGAAAGATGTTGAGGATACTACTACGGCTAAACGCCGTAGTAGTACTCCTTCTGAAATAGCAGAGAAGTTTGAAAAAGATATGTCGGAAAGAAATGTAAACATGGTAGAGTCTGGGGATATGTATATCTCTACAGGTTCTACTCTTTTAGACTTAGCTCTTACAGGAACAAGAGTTGAGGGCGGAGGTATGCCTGGGGGTATTATAGTAGAAATTTTTGGTGAGAATAGTCTAGGTAAAACCGCTGTCTTATCTGAAATATGTGCATCTGCCCAAGCTAACAATGGAGAAGTAAGCTTTAATGATCCTGAAGCTAGATTAGACAGAGACTATGCAGAACTATACGGCATGTCTTTAAATGACGGAGACTACCAAAGAATAAAGTATGTAGATAAAGTATTTGATGATATACGAAAGTGGGAACCTGAAAATACAAGTACTATTAATGTTTACGGAACAGACAGCTTGGCCGCACTTACAACAGAGCTTGAAATGGATAAAGGGGATAAAATGGGTATGAGGAGAGCTAAAGAATTTTCAGAAGGTCTAAGGAAAACTTCTGTAGACATAGCTGTACCTCATAAACTAGTGGTATGTACTAATCAAATTAGACAAAGTGAGTATGGGACGATTACTCCTGGAGGTAAGGGTATACCTTTCTATGCTTCAATAAGAATAGAGTTAAAGTCTGCTACCAATAGAGGCGGTAAAGCTTTCATAGTGAAGAAAACTAAAATAGGAAATAGAGGAAAAGAGATAGAAAAAACTATCGGTATTAATGTAATAGCAAGAACTATTAAAAATTCTAAAAATGATCCTTTCAGAACTGCTCCTATATGTATAGTATTTGGATACGGAATTGACGATGTAAGAGCAAATCTACAGTACTTGAAGGATATGACCGGTGACACCAAGTATGACTGTATAGATAAAACTTATCAGCCTTTAGAAGATGCTATAAATTATATTGAAAAAAATAATTTAGAACATAAACTTAAAGAGAAGGTGACAGATCTATGGTACGAAATAGAGAGCAGACTAAAGGTAACAAGAAAAAGAAAATCACGAGGTCGATGAGTCTAGAATTAAAGGATCTTTCTTTTTCTTTGGCTACAGGATATTTTACGGGAGAAAGAAAATTTGATATAGATTATGATAATTTCATAGAACTTGTTAAAGTAGTAAAAAATCCTAAATTTTACATAATAATTGAGGGGGAATGAAACCTATAATTGTTGTAGATGGAAATGCTTTAGGGCATACCGTTAAATATTCTTTAGGTGAGTTAGAGTATGAGGATCTTCAGATTGGAGTAGTCTATGGTTTTATCTTTAGACTACTCCATTTAGCTAGGGAATTCGATACTAATAAATTTGTATTTGCTTGGGATAGTAGAGTAAATTTTAGAGAAGAACTATATCCTGAATATAAAAACAAACATTTGCCTGACGAAAGAACAGATGATGAAAAATATGTTGA